CCCTCACGACGAGGTAACCAAAAATCTTCGAGAGCAGACATATGAGTCTTACTATCTTTGATATCACCTGTATTTGCATCATATACCATCTTGTTGCGGTATTTATTCATGATGCCTTGTAAGTATGATTCAGCCTTTGACTTAGGAAGGTTACCCACGTCAATATAGAATATACGCCTCTCAGGTGCTCGTGATACTCTATAGATTACAACAGAGTCTTCCAATAGTCTTAATTGGTTTGCCGGCTTTAGCGCCTTATGTACATGAGATATAACTTTATTTCGTTCTGGATCCATCAGACCTGATGTGACATAAGAAATAGCGTCTGGAGTAATACGCAGAGCTTCCTCTTTATTCATCATATTATTTGTCTGATAGATGTAATATTCTTTGACCCCCTTAATGACTTCGGTGCCAGTCCTGGGATTCTTTTCTTTAATTAGTTCTTTTACTTTGCGGATTCGAGTAGGATCAATATATCGTACTTCTAAAATGCCACGTGATGCAGCCTTTTCATCCACCATGATGTGATGATATAATCGGCCATCGATATACCATTTGCGGAATAATTCATGACCTTTGGTGTTAACCTTAGTCAGTTTAATAACAGTATCAAATTCAGCTCGAATCTTATCAGCAATAGATTTAGATACTTCTAAATTATCTAGTGAAAGTGATATAGGACCATCAGTAGAATCAGCAACAAGAGCTTCGTTGACAATATCTTCAATAGCAGCATCACATTCAGTAACTTGTGCTGCAGCTCGATACTTGAGAATTAACTCTTTTATATCCTTTGCATCATTACCATCAACATCAATGTACTGACCATAATGATTACCAGACGATGCAATATATTGAGCGCCCTCATCATCATCTGCAGCAACAAAAGAAGTTTTCTTTGCTTCTTCTTTTTCAGCCTTAGATCGGTTGATTGAGAATCCAAAAATTTCAGCCATTTTATACTATCCTATTATTATATCAAGAATAGGGGAGCGCGAACCCCCCCTATATTATATCATTATTTATACTAGCTAGTAATGCCGTCAGATTCCCAATATGTCACTTGAAGTTCAACCGTGAACTCTTCGATCGTATCGGCAGTATCATACGACAATTCAATTGCCGAGACGTTTGTTGGCCAAACACCTTTGATATCATATTTCTTTAAAGAATTACCTGCTTTATCTAATTGCTCGATAGACATATCGGCATCATATGAAGTAGGGTTAGTTAAACCACCACCAGTAGTATGATTGTTGATATTGTTCATCCACTTTTCGAAAGCGTTACGAACGGACATATCGGTATCATTGATAATAGTAACAGTCCAAGGTTCGAACGTTCTATCACCAGCAATTTGCAACTGACGACCTCTGAAAGGTACCATGATTGGAGCAATCACCGATGAAGGTAATGAAGCAGCTTTACACATGAAAGATGCTTTCTCGTTATCAGTAGTGATACCTTGAGGAAAGTTTAATGTTGCTTTGAATAGGTTGGGTCTAGCACCACCACCTGTTAGTTTTGACTTAAAGTCATCAACGCCTAAAATAGCCATATTATTTCTCCTTTATTATCCTGAGATCTCAGTAAACTCGACACCGCTTCTAGAAACGATAAAGTTTAATGTGATAAAGTTAATAGAACGAGATGGCTTAAGGTATACACCCGCAACAAACTGGTTTGAATCAACGATACCTTGACCGTTATTGGTCTCATCACAAACTACTTTAAAGTCTGTAACACCACGTCTACCTTTCACATCTCGTAAGAATGGCTCTACAGCATTTCTGAATTGTGAGCGAGTAAACTCGTCATTGAATTCAAACAACATACCGCGTGCAGCGGCAGAGACAGCCTTCTCAACAGCAATGAACAATCTACGTACGTTAATACGATCGAATGTAGATGGCTTACCTGAGTTAGTCTTATCACCAAATAACATAGTGCCTTGACCAGGAATTGCAACGATTGGGTTGATGCTTACTTTGTATAAGTCATCACGCTCTAACTGAGTAGGATTCCATACTAGCTTAGTAACACCGCGGATTTGTCCACGAGCAACACCAGCAGGAGAGAACCATGGATCAGCAACGTCATCTGTAGCAGCCATACAACCAGCAACAGCTCCAGAAGCACCAATGTTAACATAAACATCATTGTACTTATCATACACTTTAATAAGCGTAGAATCTAGTACCGCATATGTAGACTTAGTAATTGAATTACCCCATGCTATAACCAAAGCAGCAGTAACATCTGCGGTAGTAGGAGAAAGACAAACAACAGCGTCTTTACGTAATTCTGCAAGAGCAACAAGAGTGTTAGCTAATGTAGTAGAAACTGAACCACCAATGATTAGATCAACATCAACTGTTTCTTTATTAGAGAATAAGTTATATGCAGTTCCTAGCTCACCGTCGGTAGGAGTATTATCATCTACACCACCAGTTAATGAAGTGGAGATAACAGCAGTATGGTCATCCATTGCACCTGTAACAGCAGTAGATAATGTACCTGCTTGTGTTAAGTGAGTAGAACTATGTCCTGTCCACCATACCCATGCTGATTGAGTATTAAGTACGTCTTTGTAGTAGTTATTTGACCCGTTATTTTTCTTAGCGTCTGCTAATTGAGAAACGTGAGCATAAATTTCCAATACAGTACCAACCACACCAGAAATTGCACCAGTAGCATCAGATACAACAACGTGCAATTCGTCGTTAGTAATACCTAAAGCAGCAGCAAATGAAGACGTACTAGGAGCAGCAGAGAATAAATTCTCATGATCCCAACCAGTAAAACCTCCACCAGAAGAACAAACTTCTACTTGAAGCGCGTTACCTAATGTGCCACCATACTTAGCTGTCCATGTAGATCCAGATGGAAATCCAATTGTAGCATCGTAGTCATCTTTGTTTTTGATTAATACGTTTGCAATACCACCAGCATCATCTGAGTTTAATTGACCAGCAGACGCTCGTACAACTCTCAATGCTTGTGAGTACAATAGATAGTTTGCAGCAACTAAAAATGACTTATTAGTAGTCAAATCAGGTGCTCCGAATGTTGATATTAGTTCGGCTTCAGAACCAACTGTTACGATCTCTTCTATAGGACCCCATGCAAATGGGCCGGCAAAAGCGCCGGTAGACGTAGATACGCCAGCCACAGTATTCGGAGCATCGATTTCATATGCCTTTACGCCAGGCGAAACTTGAAATGCCATACTTTCTTCCTCAAAAGTTATTTAATATGATTCATGATAAGGTTTATTCTCAATTGTAAGTATTTATATGTTATCATATTTTAGGAGACGGTCCACACATCACCTGTAAATTCTGTATCAATTACAGGAGCATCTTCTTCTTCATCATTGCTCACGAACCCAAACGGTACCATATCATTTTCTATCTCTGCTGCCCGTTCTGAATACAGCATGTTCTTGATATCTATATCAGTCATCTCTAGAAAGAATGGTGTGGATGTATACCAACCAAACATAACCAGATTCATCACCAAATCATCATGCATTCCAGTAGAGGCTTCGTATGATTGTCCCCGAGCAACAAAGCTTGATAATTCAACGATAGTTTCTGCGTCATTTATCTTTAACTTGCCTTGCTCTATAAGGTCCTTTATATTGGAACAGCCAATACGTTTGATCTTTTTGGTCATCATTACACCAACACCGCCCGCTTTAATAGCAGACTCAACATGCACATTTTCATATTCTAGATCATAATATAGGCCATTACACACAACTGCACCAGAATCATTATTCTCGATAATCACATAAGCATCATTGAATGTCTTGGCATATTTATATATGATATCAGGAAATAGCAAAGGGGATATCATATTATCTCTATACACAGCCACTTGGTTGAATGGTGTTGTAGATATATCGATTATATTAAATGTGGAATAATCCTGTCCTCTTCCTTTGGCAACGTCAACAAACGCCAAATATTCATGACCCTCAATAGGCTTCTCATATACCGATACATTATTTTGAGTATATATTGGATTGACTGCCTGTAATGATATTAACTTATCCGGGTTTATTAGAGTATTACCGGCACCCACTATCATATTACCAAATTCTTGATCGAATTGTAACTGTGATGTGTTGGCAATAGTTTGGGCTTTCCATGCCTCATCACGCCCAGGAACGTCCCACCAATCCACTCTGAATGGTTTGAATTCATTTGTCTTCTGAACAGCACCCTCATACAGCTTATGGAATACGTTAGCAATGCCATTACGTGTAGATGTAATGATTACCTTTGTGCTCTTACC